ACGGGCCGCGAGCTCGTGGCCGAGGTGGACGGCGTGTCGGTGAGGGCAGCCCTCGTGGAAGGCAAGTTCCCACGGTGGACCGACGCTGAACCCAAGCGAACCGTCAAGGCTTCCTTGGTGGTTGTTGGCAAACTGCTCGCCGCGTGCCGTCAGGCGGCCATCTGCACGAGCGAGCAGTCGAAGGGCGTCGTGTTCACGGTGTCGCCCGAGGGGCTGCACCTCACGAGCCGGTCGGCCGAGTACGGCGAGGCGTCATGCACCTGCGACCTCGTGGAGGCCGGGCAGACCTGCACGGTCAGCCTTGACCCACGCTTCGTGACGAAGTGGCTTGGCTGCGGCTCGTTCGACCAGGCCGAGACGGTGGAGCTCGAGGCGGCGGACGCTCAGTCAGCCGTCGTGCTGCGGGCCCAGGACTGCCGCTGTGTGGTCATGCCTCTCGCGGCGGAGGGCTGACCATGCACGACATCGACTACGCCGAGGTGCGCCGCCTGCGGGCCATGGACATGACTTGCCGTGAGATCGGCAAGCAACTTGGCACCACCGGCGACGTGATCTGCAAGATCGTCAAACGGCTGGGGCTGCCGTCGCTGCGAAACCGAACGCGGCAGCAGCCGGTGGACGTGCCGACGCTCTTTGCGACGTGGAACGATTCCAGGCTGACGGTGGCCGAGGTGGCCCGCAAGCTCGGGATCACGACGGGGTATCTGTACCGTCTTGCGGATCGTCACGCGCTGCCAGAGCGTGACCATCACCACCGGTGCAACGTGCTTGAGGAGGCAACGCCCGAGGAAGACGAGGCGTCACGTGAATCGTTGGCGCTCGCACCAGGCGTGCAGCGTCGCATCAATGAGCTCGGCATCGGGATGCCGGTGGCCGAGCTTCCCGACGTTCCGCCATGGTTCAGCGTGACAACAGAGCCGGGGCCGTACGCCGAGGACTGGGAGGGCGTGTATCCGTATGAATGAGAACACGCAGGATCAGGAGCGGCGAACGATGAGCGATGACAACACCAACCGGGACGCCGAGCCGTCTCCTGCATCCGCTGGTTCTCGGCCTGTTGCGTGGGCCGTGATGAATGGCGAAAAGCCTTTGTGGGTGTGGTACGACAAGTACGCAGATGCGCCGCCCCATGCTGTCCCGCTCTACCGCCAGCCGACGCTGACGAACGATGAGGAGGAGGCAATCAGGGGGGCTTTGGGGTGGCTGTTGTGGTGCGAACAAAACAGACAAATCGGAGACGGCGGGCGAAAGGACATAGCAACACTTCGGGCATTGCTGGAACGGTTGACCTGAGAACGCCAGCGATCAGCGGCTCCGTCCGCTGCATCGCGTGGTTCTGGCATGAGGAGACAACCTGTGGTTGGTGCAACGGACGCCGCTGGAAAAGCGGACTGCAAATCCGGTAACGGGGCAGCCGTTGCATTGAGGGTAAGCGCGGAATCGGGGCTCATGCCCTGTGTCCGAGATACTGGCTTCGCTCCGCGAGGCTGGGTCGGAAGCCGGGTGGGAATCCGGCCGCCACAGTGTTGTGAGGTGACGCGACGTTTGGCCTGAGTTGCTAACCGGCATCGAAGGTGAACCGACGGGGCTCAACACCGTCGCCGTAATCTGGTAAGCGGCAAATACACTTTGAGCCAGAACGGCTGCTTTCAGCAGATTCGCACTAGGAGACTCACAATGACACAAGACGACGCGGCGAATTCTGCTGCAAGGCTTTGTTCTCTCTCTGTCTCTGCTTGGGAGCGGAAGTACCACGAGGACATCGGCTCAATAAGGGCCGCAATGGAGTTGGCGATTCGTGAGTTTGACGCCCACTCCAAGATTGCCGATCCGATCGACGAGGCGAGACTGGAGGGCATGAGAGCTTTGATGTCGTGTTTCAATGCGGAGGCTGCATCATGCAGGCATTTATGAGCGAACCCACCCTGCTCGGGCGAATGAACGATGGGCGTGACCTTCCGATTCAGCCATGTGTTTGCGGTAGCTGTAAAAACGAATGGTTTATGGCAGCCCTCAGCCGTGAATGGATGCCGTCCTACTGTCCGTACTGCGGAATCAAGTTCGTGGGGAAGATGATTGACGGAGAACCAGATGACTTCCTTCCGGCTGGGCATAAACCAGAGTGAGAGAACCAGTGTTTCTGCTGATCCGCATATCACGCCGCCAGCCGCATATCACCTCGCAGATTCGCGCCGGGCGGCCGTGAGAGGCGACGAGCCGCTGCTACGTGGAACCCGTAACGCCGCTGCTTGACACGCCCGCGAGAGTGCGGGCATGGCGATCACGTTCTCCGTCCCCGGCGACCCCGTGCCGCAGCCCCGCCCGCGTGTCTCGACTCGCGGCGGGTTCGCTCGGGCGTATGTGCCGAAGACGCACGCGGTGCATGCGTACCGGGCAGCGATTGCGGAAGCCGCTCGAGCCGCCGGCGCTGGCGTTCACGGCGAGCCTGTCAACGTGGTGATCGACTTCGTGGCCCAGCGTCCGAAGTCGCATCTCCGCAAAAGCGGCGTGAAGCAGGACGCCCCAAAGCTGCCACGGTTCGACGTGGACAACGCCGCGAAGGCGTGTCTCGATGCCCTCAACGGCGTGGCGTGGGAAGACGATTCGCAGGTGGCACGCCTGGTGGTCGAGAAGTCATACGGCACGGAGGCGCGGACGACCGTGCGGATCTCGTGACCGTGCTGATTCTGACGAGCGTATCCGCGAGCATCGCGGAGATCGCCGCCGTCACTGTGCCGAACAAGACCGAGTACGCCCTGCGTCACGGGTATTCGCTCCTGGTGGAGAACAAGCCGTACGAGGAGGCCGTGTCGCAGATGGGCCGCTTGTGCGGCTACCTCGACCAGTTCGACATCGTCTGGTCACTTGACTGCGACGCCATCATCACGGACATGCGGCAACCGCTGCACGAGCTGCCCTGTCTCGGGCCGAACGTCACGGTGTGCGAAGAGGGCATTGTTGAGTGGAACCGAATCAACTGCGGCAGCGTTGTCACGCGAAACACGGACGAGTCGCGGGCTCTGTGGCAGAAGGTCGAGGCCAGCAAGGATCGATGGCAGTCGCTGGATTGCGGATGGCAGACGTGGCTGGGTAATGCGTCGATGACGCCCGCTGACCTCGTCACGGTGGCCCCGCTGCGGTCCTTCAACTCGTGCGTCTGGAACAGGCCCGCAAACGCGAAAGACGAAATCGGTGGCCACTGGCAGCCGGGCGACTTCGTCTACCACCCGTGCGGCGTGTATCCGCATGACGAAAGGCTGAGATGGATACAGCGAACGCTACCCAGCGTGGTGCGATAGACATTCCCGAGCGGCTGCTTGCCCCTCGGCTGGAGTTCGCGGGCGACTACGTGGCCAAGGTGGCCGCCGGCCGCGAGCGGCTGCGGCACTCCCGCGTGGCGTTTGTGGGGCTCGCCCGCAACTGCGGCGGGCCGCTGGAATCCAACCTGACGAAGTTGGAGCGGCTCGCGGACGAGTGCGAGGCGTGGAGCCTGCACATCGAGGCGAACGATTGCGAAGACAACACGCTCGACGTGCTGCATGCGTTCGCGTCCAAGTACACGCAGGCCACGTACCACTACGCTGTGCTGGGCCGGCGGCAGTATTCGGCCGAGTTCGCCGGGCCTCGCACGATTGCACTGGCCGAGTACCGCGACGCCTGCCAGCGGTGGGTGCGGTCGTGCTGCCGTGACTTCGACTACGTGGTGGTCATTGACTGGGACGCTTGGGGCGGCTGGTGGCACGACGGCGTACTCAACGGGCTCGGCTGGTTGCTCGAGCTCCAAGGTGCGTACGGCATGGCCAGCGTGTCGCTGCTGGAGACGCCACACCTCGCGATGGGTGAGGATAAGAAGCCAGCCGTGGTCGCCGGATGGAGTCATTATGACGCATGGTGTCTGAGATTGAATTCATCGTGGGATGACTACACGAACGGCGAAGGCGGCTGGAAACACCACTGGATCCCGCCCGTGGGCTCGCCACCGGTGCGAGTTTGCTCTGCGTTTGGCGGCATGGCGATTTATCGGATTAGTGCATACCTGAAAGGAACGTACGACGGCACGAAGGATTGTGAGCACGTGCCGTTTCACGACAGCGTGGCGAAAGCGACCGGGCAGGCGTTGTACCTGTGCCCCGGCATGCGGACGGTAATGCGCTGGCTGGAGCGTTCCGATGGCAGGCAACACAGCGACGATTAGCGTGCAGGCGTTCCGCGCCGACTGGCTGACGCACATGCCCATGCGGGCACTGTGCGAGCGGTGGACGATTTCCCGCGACCAAGTCATCCGGTTGAAACACGTCTGGCATTTGCCCCCACGGCATGACCGGCGACTGCGGGCGAAGCCGGCCCGGCAGCCAGACCCGACGCCCCGTGAGATCGCCCAGGCGTGCCGCGAGATTCAGGCCACGTGGACGGACGAGACGCGGGAGGATCGCCGCGTCACAAAGACCGCCTTTGTGAGCCTCAAGCGGATTGAGATGACAGACGAGGCCCGGCAGGCGTTTGAGGAGTTTGACGATGGACCGTGACTACGTCGAACGCCGCATCGTGATCGAGTACGGCCGGCGGTACGTGTATCTCTACATGACCACGGGTGACGGCAAATTGATAGCGGGCCGCGAGGAATCCTTTCGCCAGATGTACCTGCTCGACCGGAAGGAAGCCCACGAAGAGGCCACGGAACTGTGGGACTTGGCCTATGACCACCTGAACGACATCGTGAACCTGACACTGCAAGAGGGTGCGGAGGGCGAGGAAGAATCTGGTGAGGAGGACTGAACGCCATGCCCAACTACGAAGGCACCGCCGACGAGTACGCCAAGTACGGGGCCAATCTCAACATCTGGCAGCAGATCCAGTTGCTCTCTGCCTGGTCTCCGCTGATCGCCTTTGTGCAGCGGTTCTTGGCTGAGGTGGACCCTTTCAAGCGATCGCTAATCGCTGTTGAGGGCATGGAGTGGATTGCGTCCAAGACTAACGCCCAGCTTGATGACGAGCTGGTGAAGCACATCACGGCGATTGCTCGCACGCCAGAGGGCGAAGCGTTCGCTCGTTGGTTCCTCGCCAAAGTCCAGGGTGTGAAGTGACCTTCGATGTTGCACTACGCACAGCTGCCGTCATTGCTGCGGTGGCTCTGGTTGGCGCTCCGTACTGGGGCGTCGCCGCACAAGCGGGCATCGAGCTCGCTCGTGCCGCCTACGAAGCCGCCAAGGCCCGCAAGCAAGTCATCGTGCGGACGGCAGCCGCCGGGCTGATCGTGGCTGCAGCGTGGGGCAAGGTGCCTCTACCGACGATGCCGACCGCCTCCGTGACCATCACCGTTGAAACGCCCAGCAACGCCATGCAACAGGTTGTGACGCCGATTGCCGACGCATTGAAGTCCGCCCCTATGGGCGACCGGATGCTGTGGGCCCAAGTGTGGAGCAAGGCTGCCGTCGTGGCGGCCGGCGATGCCGTCACCACCGAAGTCGTGTTCACGGACACGAAGAGCCTGCGGGCCTTCACCGTGATCGCTTTGGACATCGGCTGGCGGCGGCTCGGCGGGAATCAGTCTGGCAAGTACGCCGGGCTTCGCGAGGCGACCGAAGCGGCGTTCGCCCAGGTGCTCGGCAAGGCCGAGGTGCCGGTGACGAATGAACTTCGCGAGCGATACGCGGAACTCTGCCGGGCGATCGCATGGGCCGGCGTCAACGAGGGCTGACGCATGGCCGACTTCGTTCCGCTCATGGGCTATGTGCCGGATCGTGCCGGCACTGAGCGTTTTCTGGCGTCACTGCCACGCCCCATGCTGGCGGACGCCGGGCCCGATCTCACGCTGGATACGTCGCGGGATGTGTTTCTTGGCGAATACCTGCTGCGGTGCGATCCACGGTGGAAGCGTGGGGCTCAGAAGATCGGCAGCTGCGTGGGCTGGGGCTGGGCGCTCTCGTGCGACATCCTCGCCGCGTGCGACGTGTTGCTGCGAAACGAGGCCGAGGTATACGGCGGCCGGGTGCTTGAGGCCAGCGTCTACGGGTTCAGCCGGGTTGAGGTTCGCGGGCAACGCAATACGGGCGGTGACGGCTCGTATGGCGGTGCTGCCGCCAAGGCCGTGACCAAGTACGGCACGCTCCACTACGGCATCGACTATGAGGGCCAGCGGTTCACGGACAACAGCGGAACACGCGAAAAGGAATGGGGCCGCGACGGCGTGCCCGATCACCTCGAGAAGTACGCGGCCGAGCACAAGGTCAGCAGCGTGGCCTGCGTCAAAGATTTTGAGTCCGCCGCAAAGGCGCTGCAGAACGCCTACCCGGTGGCAGTGTGCAGCATGCAGGGCTTTTCAATGAAGCTCCGCGATGGCTACCTCACGCCGATGGGGACGTGGGCCCACTGCATGATGTTCGCCGGCGTTCGCTGGAAGCCACGCCCGGCCCTGCTCTGCGTCAACTCGTGGGGCGACTGCTACGAAGGCGACGTTGACCCGTCACTGCCGCCACAGTTCCAGCGTTCGGCTGGCTGGGTGGACGCCGACGCCTGCACCTCAATGCTCGCCGGTGAGGACTCTTTTGCCCTCTCGGGGTATAGCGGATTCACCCCGCGTGAGCTTCCCAACTGGACGGGAGTTGCACTGTGACACGCTGGCTTGTGGTGTTCGTTGTGGTGTTCTCTGGCTGCGTGCTGTCGCTGCCGACCGATGACGGCGTTGCCGCCGACATGGCCTGCGAGACGGCACGCGAGGTGGTGCGGCTGCGCCGGATGATGCCACCGGCCCCGGCATCGGATAAGTGCGAGAACTGCGACGGCACCGGCAAGCTGGGCGATGGCCGGATCGTCACGACCTGCCCTGTCTGCAAAGGCACCGGCAAGAAGCCCACTACCACTTGCACTACGGGGACGTGCCGCCGATGACGCTTGACGAACTCAAGGCCGACGCCTGGGCATCGCTGCCGCCGATCCGCAAGCGGCTCGCGGGCCGGGCTATCTGTGACGAACTCGTGACCGAGGCCATCCGCAACTGGAGCGGCGACTACATCGCGGCGTGTCACGATGATGTCCAGCGGGCCGACTACGCCCGGCAGCTGCTCGAGCAGGTGCGGAAGTCGCACGAACTGCGGGCCGGGATGACGCAGCCAGAGTACGGCTTTATCTGGGTGTTCCTGCTCACAGCCGTGGCGTCTGCGGTGATTCAGTGGCTCATCAAGCGGTGGCTGGACAACCACTTCGACGCGGAGCAGATGCAAGCATGGCAGCTGGAGGTGGCATCGTGACGAAAGAGGAAGTGCAGGCCACCGTGGGAAACATCCTGGAACGCTGGGGCTTCCCTGTCCTCGTGGCTCTTGCTGCTGGCTGGGTGCTGCGGAACGACGTGCTGCTGCCATTGGTCGAAGAGCATCGCGCATTCGTGAAGAGCCTCAGCGAGACGCAGCGGGAGATCAGCCAAGCAATCACGGAGCAGACCCGCTTGCTCTATGCACTACAACGTGAGAAGGGCGACGCGCCCCGAGGAGAGTGACGATGCCGTCTTACGATCAGACGCCCGGCACGCTGAATCTGTCGTTCGCTCGCGGCGATGACTTCTCCGCGCTCGTGGACTTCTCTATCGGCATGACGGGCTACACCGTCGCCGCGTCCATGACGAGCCTCGTGAGCGGATCGGACGTGCAGCCGCTTACCGTGTCCATCGTGTCTGCAACTGCTGGGCAGGTAAACGTCAGCCTGACAGACGCCCAGACGCTCGCACTGGCCCGTGGCACCTACGGGTGGCGGATGTCGTGGACTGAGAACAACGCCACCCGTACGGCCATCACTGGCTTCGTGGAGGTGCTGTAATGCCGATTCAGGCGAACGTCACGAACAACCAGATCACGGCGAGCGTTGGCGAGACGCAGATCGATGCGACGGTGAGCGGTGGGTTTGGCCCGAGCGGTGCTGCTGGCCCGCAGGGGCCGAAAGGCGATACAGGCGACACAGGCCCACAAGGCCCGGCTGGGGCCACTGGAGCGACCGGCCCCACCGGCCCGGCTGGCGCAACTGGGGCCACAGGCCCGCAAGGCGAGCCCGGCCAGCCTGGGACGACGGACTACCTCGAGCTCGACAACGTCCCGGCTACGTTCCCGCCAGAGGCTCACGCCTCCAGCCACGCCCACAACGGCAGCGATGCGATCTACAACCAATCGCTGAACACTGGCGACGACGTAAGTTTCTTGAGCGTTGCCGCGGCGGACTCGCTCACGATTCAATCGTATGGCTTCACGCAGGCTTCTGGATCGCTCGTTCTCAACTGCCCGCTGCGGTTCACTGACGCGACGGAGCAGACCACAGCGTGGCCGGGCTCGTTCTCATACAACGACCTCGACGACCTTCCGACGCCGTACTCGCTGCCGACTGCTACGGATAGCGTCCTCGGCGGCGTCAAGGTCGGCAGCGGCGTGACGATCACGGATGGCGTGATCAGCGTCGCGACGAACTACGCGGCGGAGACGCACACTCACGCCGCCTCGGACGTGACGAGCGGAACGCTCTCAATCGACCGCATCCCGACCGGCACGACCTCGACCACGGTTGCCATCGGCAACCACACGCACGCGCAACTCCACGACCGCTCGCACGCGATCACGTCCACGAGCGATCACACCGCGACGGCATGGCGGGTGTTTTACAGCGACGCGAGCGGCGTGCAGGAGCTGGCGCTGGGCAGCGCCGGGCAGGCGCTCATATCCAACGGCGCATCAGCAGCCCCGTCATGGGGCGCAGCCGGAAGCAATTCGGCCACGGACCTGACCACCGGCACGCTCAACAACGCCCGCCTCTCGTCACGCGCCCGCGCGGCGATCAACATTTACCTCTGGTCTTCATTCCGATAGGAGATTGTCATGGCCGCCGAGCCCGCATTCGCCGTCACGCCCCGCATCGCATCTGTCAACATCGCCACGGCGAACACCAACCGCGATGGCACAGGGACGGTGGCGACGCTCATCACTGGGGCGTCAACTGGGACGCGGATCGCAGAGATCGTCATCCAGGCCCGCGTCACGACGACGGCAGGCATGGTGCGAATCTTTCTGCACGACGGCTCGACGTTTTACTTCTTCGATGAGGTCAGCGTGGCCGCTGCCACCGTTTCCGCGAGCGTCAAGGGAACGCGCGTCTCCACCACCTACAACAACCTCGTCCTTCCAAATGCGTCCTGGTCGGTGCGTGTCAGCACGCACAACGCGGAGAGCATCGACGTGACGGCGCTCGGGGCTGATCTGTGAACGACGGCGTGCTGACCAGCGGATATGCTCCGGCCCCTATGCCGCAAGGTTTACTCGGCGCGCCGGGCGCCGTGCCAGCCATAGACGCCGTTCGCGGCTTCGACCCTCGCAGCATCGGCACCATGCTTGCGTGGTACGACTTCTCGGACGATGCGTTCACGACCAAGATCGGCGGATTCTTTTCGGAGATACGGACAAAGTCTGGAACAGGCCCGGCGCTCGCGCAGTCAGTCGAAGCCAACCGCCCGAGCGTGTCGTCGCTGAACGGCAGGCAGGCCGCGTTGTTTGATGGCTCTAACGACGTGCTCGCGTTCTCTGGTCAGTTTCGCGGGCTTGGTACGCTTTTGGCGGCAATCGGCCCGTTTGCTGGAAGGTCGCAAAACGCCTGTGCGTTTATCAGCACGTCTCCGTTTATCGAAGCATTTGCCATTGGAACAAATGATTCCGCAGACCTCTTTGGGTCTGCCGGAAGATGGTCAGGCACCGGCGGCGTGAATACATCTGTGACAGTTGCTCACACCGCAGACCATCGTTCGCGTGTCGTTGCGGCGACGTTTACGCGGACTGCCGTGCCGTCTCCGCGAGTAAACGGGCGGACTAGCGTCGCTGGGAGCGGCAGCGTCGCCAACAGCAATCAACCATTCCAAACGATTGGCGCTCGCTGGCTGAACGCATCAGCGGCAGGTTACTTTGGCTCTACCATTGGTGAGATTCTCTACTACCCGGTCGTACTGCCAACGCTGGATATTGTGCGTCTTGAGACATACCTCAAAAACAAGTGGGGGATGGCGTTTTGACTCAGCGTTACTTTGTCGCGTCGCATGAAGACTACGAGGCTGCTCGCCTCGCAGTGGATGCGAGCCTTGGCTACCCGAGCGAACGCGCGGAAACGATCTGGAGTCCAGCGGCGTCTGGCATTGTGACAACGGACGGCCGCTTACTGCTGTCGCTGCTGCCGGAGTTCTGCGACCGCGAGGCCGTCGCGTCCGTCCTGCACATGCTGCACGAGATCACCGAGGCCGCGTACCGCGAGCTGCTGCCGCCCGAGCCCGAGGCCACCTGATGCAGGCGGAATCGGACTTGTTGGCCAGGCTCAAGGCCGCAGCCGCGTATCACACTGGCACGGATCTGCCTGAACGATTGCGGTACGTGGAGTGGCAGGTGTCAGAGCAACGTAGGGCATTGCAAGAAGCCATTGACGAGATCGTCCGATTGCGGGAACGCATCAAGGAGATTAAAGCCCATGCCACAGCGGATACCGTCGCATAGCCCCCCCCGCCTGCGGACAGCACGCCCACGCAGGGACGAAACGGCAAGGCCCAACGCATCGGCAAGGGGATACTGCGACAAGCGGCACAGGGCATGGCGTTTGGCCGTGCTAACTCGCGACGCCTGGCAATGCCGGGGGTGTGGTGCCGTCTGCCCACGGTACGCACAGGCTGACCATATCGTGCCAATCAGCCAAGGTGGCGAACGGTACGACGTAAGCAACGGACAGACGTTGTGTATCCGTTGTCACGGACGCAAGACGAAACGCGAGCAGAACGAAGGCGTAAAACGCACGCAGACGCACCAGGAAGCCACCTGACGGCAGCGCGAGCGGACGCGAGCAACCAGCCAGCCAGAAAACGGCACGTCTGAGGCAACGCTGAGCGACGTGGAAGGGTGGTCTGAATCACCCCAACTATGCCAAATAAAGACCCCGGTCGCCTGTCCCACCGTTGTCTGTGCAAGTAACGGACAGGGGGTAGGTCTGTTTGCTTGACAATGCCCGCACGTTGGACGCATGCACATCACGTGCGCTACGGGGTCAGCTTCGCCTTGCCATTGAAGGATCGGTGAAACGATGGGAAGAAGGGGGCCACGACCGCAGCCGACGCAGCTCAAGATCATGCGTGGCAACCCCGGCTGCCGGCCAATTAACAAGGCCGAGCCGCAGCCGCCAGCCGATGGCGTTGTGATGCCGTCGCACCTAGGCGAGGTGGCCGCCGGCAAGTGGGCCGAGCTGCTGCCGCTGCTCCAGGCGGTGAAGGTGATGACGCGGGCCGACATCGAGGCGCTTGCCCGCTACTGCGACACGTACGAGTGGTGGCTTGCCACGCGGGCGAAACTCAAGAAAGAGGGCGACACGTACCCAATTCTCAACGACAAGGGCGAGGTGAAATACATCGCGCAGCGTCCCGAAGTCTCGATAGCCAACAAATTAGCGGCCCAGCTTCGCCAGTTAGAGAGCGACTTTGGCCTGTCGCCAGCGGCCAGAACGAGCCTCAAGGTTGAGCCGGATGCCAAGGAAGAAAGCGTCCTCACCAAGTTCCTTGCCCGCCGCCAGAAGGCGTGAGTGGGTCGAGGGCTTCACGTACGACCCGGCAGACCCAGAGCTCATCATCGAGTTCCTTGAGGGCGTCTGCGTCCACACGAAGGACGGTGCCACGGCCAAGGCTGGCGAGCCGATCCGGCTTTTGGATTGGCACAAGGACGAAGTGATCCGGCCCCTCTACGGGTGGAAGGACAAGGACAATCGGCGGCGGTATCGCGTCGCCTATTTCGAGGTTCCCAAGAAAAATGCCAAGAGCACCCTGCTTTCGTGCCTGGCTATCTGGCACCTCGTCATGGAAGGCGTTGGCGAGTTGGGCTGCATCGCAGCGAAAGATCGGAACCAAGCAGGGATCATCTACGACGAAACGGCCAAGATGATCTTGGGGTCGCCAGAACTGCGTGGGCTGCTTGAGGTGATCGACAGCCGGAAGACGATTGTGAACCGGAGCAACAACAGCAGCCTGCGTGTTATCTCGCGGGACGCTGGATCAGCTGAAGGCCCGTCCTATTCGTTCGTATTCTTTGACGAGCTGCACGCCCAGCCAGACCGAAAATTGTGGGAAGCCCTCCGGTACTCTGGCCGCTCTCGGCCGCAGCCGCTCATTTGCACCATTACGACGGCCGGCAGTGACCGGCAGTCCATCTGCTGGGAACAACACGAGTACGCAGAGCAGGTAATCGCAGATCCGGCCTACGATCCACGTTTTTATGGGCGGATCTGGGCCGCCCAAAAAGACGTGGACGACTATTTCTCGCCAGCCGTCTGGAGGCGATGCAATCCAGGCATGGGCGTGACGATGACTGAGGAGTCCTTCGCTGCCGATGCTATGGAGGCGAAGAACAAGGCCACGAAGCTCAATGGCTGGCTGCGTTACTCATTGGGAATCTGGACAGAGACAAGCAACCGTTTCTTGGACCCGGACAAGTGGGCCGCATGTGCGTTGCCGCCGCCGGTGCCGCTTGCCGGCAGGCCGTGCATCCTTGGCATGGACTTGTCGAAGAGCACTGACCTGTCGGCCGTCTCGGCGCTGTTTCCGCACGACGATGGGACGTTCGACGTGGACTGCATGCTGTTTAGTCCGCGTGACCTCATCATGGAACGCGAGCGAACAGACCGCCAGCCGTTCCAGCACTGGGTCAATGAAGGCTGGATCACCGCCACCAGCGGCAACGTGATCGACCACGGCGTGATCCGCGAGTACGTGCTGGACTACGCCAAGAAGCACCAAGTTGAGCGGGTGCTGATGGACATGTCGGGGGCCGTGCAGTTGGGCGTGGAACTGCAAGGAGCGGGGCTTACCGTGGAATCATTTGGGCAGGGTTTCCGCTCAATGAGCAGCCCTACGAAGTTGCTGGAGAGCCTGGTGCTTCAGCAGAAGATTCGGCATCGAGGCAACCCGGTGCTGAGTTGGATGGCCGCAGGAGTGACCGTCGAAACCGGGGCCTTTGAGGACATACGCCCGGTGAAGAAGAAAAGCACCTGCCGCATCGACGGAATCGTGGCGCTCATTTTCGCCCTGGGCGGGTGGGAGTCCAACAGCGTGCGAAAGGCTGCCGAGCAAAACTGGGACATCTTCATCGTATGACCACCGAAAACGCCGTCGCCGATTTCAAGATGTTCGACCTTCGGGGCATCGAATGGACGGAATCGTCCTCCAGCCGCACGCCCTCGGGCATCCGCGTCAACGCTGACAACTCAATGGCGTGCTCGGCCTACACGGCGTGCATCCGTGTGATCTCTGACGCCGTATCTGCTCTTCCGCTCCACGTATACGAGCGGCTCACCAACGGCGGCAAGCAGAAGGCTCCGAGCCATCCCGTGTACCGCCTGCTGCACATGCAGCCGAACCCGTGGCAGACGGCGCAGGAGTTCAGGGATTGGATGACCGGCATGTACCTGCACTACGGTGCGAGCTACGCCGAGATCCGCCCAGGTGCTCGAGGTGCCGTTTCTGAACTGTGGCCGCTGCACTCGTCACGCATGGAGGTTGAGCGGCTGGAGAACGGCAGCCTGCGGTACAAGTACCGCGAGCCGAGCGGCAAGCAGACGCTGTACTCGCAGGAGCAGATCTTCTGCCTGCGGTTCACAACCGAGGACGGCGTGCGGCCGATCCCGACATACACGCTGTTTCGCAATGCCATCGGGCTGGCTCAGGCGTTGGAGGCCCACGGCAGTACGTACTTTGGCAACGGTGCCAGGCCGGGCATTGTGCTGGAGTCCGACAACCCGATCCCGGCAGAGGCGGCTGAGCGACTCCGCGAGCAGTGGGAGCGGATGCACCGTGGGCCGGATCGCGCATTCCGCACGGCGGTCCTGCCCAACGGCGTGAAGGCGCACGAGCTCAGCGGCAGCAATGAGGCGGCCCAGTTCCTTGAGACTCGGCAGTATCAGGTGATCGAGATCTGTCGGGCGTTTCGCGTTCCTCCACACATGATCCAGAGCCTGGAACGCAGTACATACAGCAACATCGAGGTGCAAGGCAC